ATGTGCAAAATTCACGGTCAAGATGCCATTGTCAAAAAAGGCGAGATTTATCTGCCAAATCCCAGTCCCATTGATGAAGACGAAATAGTCAAATACCAACGCTATCAAGACTACCAAAAGCGGGCAGTATATTACAACGCCACAAGGCGAACCGCCAACGCCATGGCAGGGATGGTCTTTGCCAAATACCCCACGCTTGACATACCGCCAGAACTAGAACGCATTAAAACCAATGTGGACGGTGGTAGTCTATCGCTAGTCGGTCAAGCACGCCAAGCCTTTTTGATGTTGCTTTTAAAGGGTCGTGGTGGATTGCTTGCCGATTACCCTTATGTGCCTAGTGATGAATATAAGCCAACCAAAGCACAGGTTAAAAAATATAACTATGTGCCAAAAATTAGGCTTTTTGAACCAAAGCATATCATTAACTGGCGTGTTGAGCCTATCAATAACGCTAACAAACTGACCTTGCTTGTCCTAAAAGAAAGCTACATCAAATCCGATGACGGCTTTAAAGCAGAGTATGGCGAGCAGTTAATCGTGTATCGCTGGATTGACGGTGTGGTACATCATAGCCTATACCAAAAGGATGGGGTATGGCGTGAAGTGCGGACAGGCGTGTTAAGCGTTGCCGATATTCCATTTACCTTTTTTGGGTCAAATGATAATGACGAAACCATGGATGATGCACCGCTTTATGATTTGGCGGTGCTAAACCTTGCCCATTATCGCAACAGTGCTGATTATGAAGAGGGTAACTTTATCGCAGGACAGCCTAGCCTATTTATCACAGGGCTTACCAAAGAATGGGTAACTGATATTGTCAATCAAGGACACCCCATCCGTCTAGGAGCGAGAACGGCGAACATCTTAGGCAGTGGGGCAAATGCGTTTTTATTGCAGGCTGATGCCAACAGTGGGTTATATCAAGCCCTGCAAGATAAGAAAGACCAAATGGTGGCATTAGGGGCAAGATTGATTGAGCCGAACGGTAGCACCAAGACTGCCACCGAAGCCCAAAGTGAGAAAGCAGATGAGACGTCAATTACTTGAACTTCTTGCCCCCAGCATCATCAACGTGCCGTCTAATGACGGTATTTATCAAATAAATGTGAGTGTGCCGTATCGGTACTACTGAATTTTTTTAAAGGCATTCCCCATAGATTATCTTGCCAATCTGTGGGGATTTTTTATGTGGCAAGAATTTTTATGTTCGGAGTGAATATGAGTGAATTGGTCATGGTTGATGATGGTCAGCCAAAAACAACAACCCTGCAAATCGCACAGGGTTTAGGCGTTAAGCATGAAAACGTAATTAAATTGGTGCGTTCCTATATGCCTGATTTTATGGCATTTGGTAACGTCAATTTTAAAGAAACCAATGAAGTGGCGAATTCTGGATTTAAAATCCGAAATTCAAATGCAGGGCGTTATACGGTGTATGCTGAACTAAACGAACAGCAAGCCACGTTTTTAATGACCCTTATGCGAAACAGCCCCAAAGTGATTGCCTTTAAAAAAGCATTGGTGCAGGCGTTCTTTTATGCTCGCTCACTGCTACAAAGTGAGACCATGGAGCTAATGCAACAATATACCTTGCTTAGCGACTTAAAAGAGCGTGAACAGGCATTTGCCAGTTTGTGCGGTAAGGGTCTATCCGATTGGAAAAAGAGACGAGATGACCTAAACACCGCCATTTTGTCCGTCCAAGAACAAATGCAACCCCAATTACCTTTTAACAGCCCATAGGACTTAGGAGTAAAAAACATGTCTCGTGGTTCAACCATTGTGGTGGCATACGCCCCCCAAACAACTAATGAAGTGCCAAAAACAGGATGGAAAATCCTGCCATACGTCTCAAACGGTTTGAGTGCAAGTTTTGAGAACACAGAAAGCCAAACCATCACCGACAGCCGTCTGACACAAGCAGGACTGGTAACAGGCGGTCAGGTGCAAGGCGATATTGAGGTAGAATTTGCCAAAGACGCTTATGATGACTGGCTTGCAGCGGCGGCGTTTAGTGAGTGGAAAAGTAACGTTTTGACATTTGCAGGCAATAGTGCCAAAACCTTTACCGTGGAAGTGGGCTATAAAGATGTGGGCATTTATCACTATTATGGCGGTGTGCGTGTCAATACCCTAAAACTCGCCTTGTCTGATACAGGCTATGCAACATGCACCTTTGGGGTCATGGGAACAGACTACAAAAACCAAAATGACACCCCTTATAGCAAATCACCCACCAAATCTGCCAACCTACAAAGGGTAACGTCGCTGTCGGTTGAAGACATTAAGATTGATGGGGTTACCACAAAAGGCGTGGCGTGTGTTACTGAATTTAGCTTTGAGATAGACAACAACATTCAAGCCCAAAAGTGTTTGGGGGATGGCATTTTTGCAGGTACCTTACTTGAAATGATGGCAAAAATGTCAGGGACATTGACATTAGCTTATGGCAAAAAAGCCCAAGAGATTATCAACAAGCAAATGACAGGGGCAACGGTTGCCATTGAACTTACCTTAAAATTGGCTGATGGGTCAAAATACGTACTTAACATTCCCAAAGCACAGGTGGCAGGTGAGGCCCCAAATGGTGGCATGAATGATTTGATTAAGCAAAACGTAAATTATACCGTGGTGGAACAAGCCCCAACCTTAACCAAAATACCAGCATAGGAGTGATGAATGGCTTATATCATTAAAAAACAAGATTTGGCGGATGATAAAGATTTTACAAGCACCTTTACCCATGATAAAACAGGCATTCGTGTTACCTTTTATTCTGCCCTAAAACCTGCCTTTTTGCGAACCCATGCCCTTATCATGGCAAAAAAAGAGCAAGAACAGGACACGCCATTGACCGCTGATGTCATCGCCAAGATGAACGATGATGAGTTAAACATTAACGAAGCCATGGGCTATGCCATTGGGGAGCATTTGATTGCTGATTGGGATGTGGTGCTAGATGATGATGGCAGTCAGGATAAATTGCCCATCACAGGGGAGAATTTCATTAAACTTATCGCCTGTCTGCCTGATGGCTTTGAGTTCTCCATTTGGTGCTTGGAATGTAGCGAAAAGACAGCCCAAAGTGCCAAACAAAAGGCAACTGATTTGGCAAAAAAGCCGTCCAAAGGTTCAAATGGGAGCAAGACTACCAAGACCTAAGCGACTTTGATAGGCAGGTTTATGCTCATCTAAACCTACCCATCCCTGATGAGGTGCCTACTGATTATTGGGTCAATGCTGTCATTGAGACCTTTTGGCTTGCCAGTCGTGGTCGCTCTTATTTATCTGCCATGGCAATCATTCCCCTGCCCTTAACGGTAGCACAGATAAGCGACGTGCTGGCGGTTTATCCATTGCCCTTTCATCGTGAGTGGATAGATAAGGCGGTATTTGCCATTGATGATGAGTATTTGAGTATGGTGCAAGATGGCAATAGGCAGTAAATTGTAACTGCCTATTGCTATCTTGTTACTGTTTGGTGTAAGATATATGCTCGGTCTAACTTGGAGTATTGAAATGGGGAAGTTGGTTAAATGTGAAGACTGTGGCAAAAAGGTAAGTATTAACGCCATGTCTTGCCCTAAATGTGGTTCGCTCATACAAAATCAAGTATCGGTTCAACAGCAAATATCCAAACAACAGGAAAAGCAGGCAAAATATAAAGCCAGCCAAGAAAAGAATATAAAGGTATTAAATTTTCTTTTTTCGGTTATCGTATTATTTTTTGCTTATCGTTTTATATCGGTTAGTGTGTTATCTGCTTTATTATTGATTACCGCTAGCGTGCTATCACTTTGGTTTATTAAAGATTTTATTCAAGCAAAAAAACCCATAAAGCGTAGTATGTTAACAGGTCTGAGTGTTATTCTACTTGTGGTTGGTTATATAGTGGGTGTAGGTGCAGAAAATAAAGCGTGGCAAGAAAAACTAGATGCTAATCCAGAACTTGCAAGACAGGTAGAAAGGGAGAAAGCAGAGAGAATTGCCAATAAAGCAAAAGAGCAGGCGGAGAGAGAACGTCAAGATAAAACAAGTGAAGCAATGCTTCTGATGAGATGCAAAGAAGTGATTAAACCAACTTTAAAAAGCCCCAAATCAATGCAGGTTGATGTCAGTAGCTCGGAGTATGGGCATAATGACGGAAAACCTGCTGTAATTATGCATTATTATGCTGAAAATAGTTTTGGAGCATCAATACTGAGCAAAGCGTTTTGCACTTTTGATGAAAATGGCAGGCTACTAAAAGTTGAAGCTGTTAATTAAGGCGAAAACATTTATTAACCAAACCTAAAAAGCAAAATCCCAAACTGTGGCGGTTTGGGATTTTTTATTTTCAATCTTGGCAACTGAATGGAGTTATTATAATAAATGTCTGAAATTATTGCATGGTGGCTGGCATGTTAGAAAAATACGAGAATTCGCCAAAAGTGAGATTTTTGGTAAATGGGCTTGTGGTATGCCTAACCATTTTTGTATTGGGTGTTTTTATCAATGCCGTTAAATGGTGGTAGGGCTTGACATGGGGTAGGGATTGGGGTATGATGTGCCTACTACTGAACAACTAGCGGTATCAAATCTCGCCCCGAAAGAGCGTGTTTTTTATGCCTATTTATCCTAAAAGTTAATCCGAACCCTTTTGCGATAAAAACCATTTCAAAACGTCTTATGACGGGTTGAGAGAGCCTAATACAACACCTAGCAATAGGAAATAAGCTCCGCCATCTAGTTGTGGTAGTTGATGCCCGTTACCCTATGGTAACAATTACTAACTAATCAACTAGGAGTTCTTATGAACACAATCCAAACCGTGAATTTTCACGAATAATCCCTAATCACCTTACAAAAAGACGGTGTCGCTTATGTGGCGATGAAACCCATTTGTGAGAATATTGGTCTTGATTGGGAAGCACAACGCCAACGCATTAGCCGTGATGAAGTACTAAATTCAACCGCCTGTATGATAAAGGCGGTTGCAACAGATGGCAAAAACCGTGAATTATTATGCTTGCCAATCCACTACTTAAACGGTTGGCTGTTTGGGGTAGATACAAACCGTGTCAAAGCCCAAATCAAAGACAAGCTCATCACTTACAAAAAAGAATGCTACCAAGCCTTATTTGATTATTGGAATAATGGCGTGGCGGTCAATCCACGAGCAACCAAAGACGAAAGAAAGCCACTCGTGCAAGCGGTAAATATGCTCGTTACCGAGACAGGTGCGATTTATAGCAATGTGTGGAAAATGATACACCAACGCTTTGATGTGAGCTGTGTCGATGAGCTGACAGGTGAGCAGGTACATCAAGCGGTGGAGTATGTGCATGGCTTGGTATTGCAACATGGCAGAAAGCCTGTGGATAATGCCATGCTTTATGATGTGCTTGCCAATAGTGCCGTACACCTAAGGGACTATGTGCGACTGATTAAGCAGATGAAAGGTATCATGTTCTTTGACGATGAAATGGGTAGAAATGTCCATGACTTTGTGGTGAATAATGTTAGAGATATTGCACAACTCGCCCATGACATGAAACTGACAAACAAATATGGCAAACCGATGTTTGAGCCGAATCGTATTAATTATTATGGCGGTAATGCTATGATTATTTGATTTTAACTGTTTAGAAGCACCCCACAATTTTCTTGTAGGGTGTTTTTTTATGACCGTCCGAAAGGGCAGTTTTTTATTGGGGGTAATATGGAACAGACATCACGGTTAAGCATTGTTGTAGATGCCAGTGATGCGGACAATTCATTAAAACGCTTACGCAAAAACATGCAAGATTTGGAGCGTAACGGTTCAAATCTAGCTACTACATTTAGTGCCATATCAAGCAGTGCCAATCATTTGACAGGGGCAACAAACGCCACAACAAGCGGACTTAATCGCATGGGTGGGGCAAGTGCCACGGCAAGTCGTGGTTTGGCGGATGTTGGTAGGTCATCAAATAGGGCAAGCCAATCTGTTCATGTTTTGGCAAAAAATACAGAAGATTTGGCAAATAAGACAGCAAAATTAAATGGCATTTACCAAGACTCTAAAGGTCGTTGGCATGAAGCTGGTGGCAAGTTTATTAGCGTTGCAGAAGCTGCCAAAAGAGCAGGGGTGAGCATTGAAGAGTTGCAAAGGGATTTTGATGGCGTTAGTCGCTCAGCAAGCGGTGCAAGCGGTCAAGTGCAAACCCTTGGTAGTCGTTTAAGGGAGGTACAAAACCGCCTGTCATCTTTGCAGGGTCTTATCACAGGGGGCATGTTCGTTGGTTTTGGGCTGTCCATCGCTAAGACTGCCGACCACATGCAGGAACTAAATAGTCAAGTTAAGCTAGTAACGTCAAGCCATGAAGAGTATGTGGCGGTCAATGAACGCTTGCACCAAATGGCGAACAAGAACCTAACGGACATTTCAGCAACCACAGGGCTTTATACGAACTCCGCTCGGGCCCTAAGCAATCTGGGTAAATCCCAAGAAGAAATCCTAAAATTCACAAATGCGGTGAGTTTGGCAATGGGTGTGGGTGGTAAGTCAGCATCTGAGCAGGCTTCTGCTATTTTGCAGTTGGGTCAAGCCATGCAATCAGGCGTGTTGCAGGGCGATGAATTTCGCTCATTGGCGGAAAACGCCCCCATCATCCTTGATTTGGTGGCAGAAAAGTTGGGCAAAACACGTGAGCAATTGCGACAGCTTGCCTCCGACGGTGCCCTCACCTCAGAGGTGATTTATAACGCATTGGCGGACGCTATACCCACATTACAAGCCATGTTTGACAAAATGCCTGTAACCATGAGTCAGTCTTTTGGCGTGCTACGCAACAATTACAAAAAGTTTGTGGGTGATTTTGTCAATGACACCACGGGCTTATCGGGCGTGGTGGCAAAGTCATTGCTTGGCATTGCTTATAATTTTGAGACCCTTGCCAAAGGGGCGGTCGCTGTGGCAGGTGTGGCATTGGTATCACTGGCTGGGCGTGTTACTTTAACCACAACAGCATTTAGTGCGTTGGGTAAGGTCATTATGGCACACCCTTTGGGGGCGATGGCGACAGGTGTGGTGGCACTGGCATCTGCTTTTTATGGTTTGGATGATGTGCTAGACACCACAGGCATCATTTTTGGGGATTTGTTTAGTACGGTTGGCACAGGATTAAAGGGATTGTCCGATTTGGCAGAAGCGGTGGCGTTTAACATATCAAACAGTTTCAATGAAAGCACCGAACAGACTAGCCAAGGATTTGCCTTATTTTTCGCCAACACCCAAAGTGGGTTTGCAGGGCTTATCCAAGCGGTTATGCGTATATTAGCATCCGCCATATCCACGATAGGCGGATTTTTTAAATGGGTAACCAATGGCGTTTATCAGGCAGGCAGAGTTTTTGGCAATCTAGTTATTGCCGTGGGTAATGCCATTAAAGCCACCGCCAATGGCGTATCACAGGCTGTTATTGGCATGGTTAATGGGGCAATTGATAAAGTCAATGGCATGATAAAAGGGCTAAATGATGCACTCTCTGCCACGCCATTTAGTGTTCGCATGAATGTCATTCCAAAGGTGGCAGGCACTGGGGTTAGTTTTAGGCAAAGCGAGTATTTGGCTTTGGGCGGTCAGTCTTTGTCTGATAACATTGGCAGTGTCATGGAGAGCATCATGCCCTATGTGGACAATTATGGGGCTTCTGTTGGCAGTCGCGTGTATGATAAGCAGACGGCACGGCTTGCCGATGCCACAAAAGCCAATACCGCCGCTACAAAAGACAACACCAAAGAGCAAAAGGGGAAAAAGGGTAAAGGCGGTAGGGGCGATAAAGACAAAAAACCCAAAGAGCCAAAACAAAAAACCCCAGAAGAGCTTGCCAAAATGCGAGAGCAGATAGAACTTCGCTTCATGGACAGATACACCAAAGCAAAGTATGAACTCAAAAAGCTCTTAGAAGAGATTCATGGGGCAGGATTTGATGAAAAAAGAGCAACACAGCTAGAAAAAATTGCCAAATACCAATTTGATGAGAGCCAAATCTACCACAAAAAATCAACCGACTTTCAATTAAATGCTTATCGTTTAAACGCTGCTGAACGCTTAAAGATTGAAAAGGAATTGGCAGAGCATAAGATTAACCTAGATACCCAATTATCCCAACAAGAAAAAGCCATCCATTATCAGGCGATAGAAGATAAATATGCCTTTGATGTTCAGCAGTATCAGATGGCACAACAAAAAAAGGTGGCTGAATTTGACAAGGCATTTGAGCAGATAAAAAACACAGGCCACATGGCACAATATGACGATATCATGAACCAAAAACGTCTATCGCCCCATAAGTACGCACAGTATCAGCTTGACAAAACCCATCAGAGCAACAAAGATGATGAGCTGGCACGTTATCATGATGTGCAAAAAGCCATCAATGATAAGGATGAGACAGGCAATTTTGTCATTGATGATTTTAATGAGCGTAGCAGGCTATTACAAGAAGCCAAACGCACACACGAAGAAGAGATGTACGCCATAACAGCCTTGTACACCCAAAAAACTGAGCAACTTGAAGAAGAACGCCTTAGTAAAACCTTGCAGGCTTATGGTGCAACATTTGGGGCACTGGCAGGTCTCATCAAAGACCATGCAGGTGAGCAGTCCAAAGCCTACCGTGCCATGTTCGCTGTATCAAAAGCCTATGCCCTGGCGGATGTGGGCGTTAAAATGGGTAAGGCGGTTGCTGATGCTTGGGCAGACCCATCAGCGACAACCATTTGGCAGAAACTTGCCAATGTCGCCAAAGTGTCTTGGCAAGAGGGGCATGTGTTAAGCATGATTAACGCCATTAGCCCCAAAGGGTTTGCCACAGGGGGTTACACAGGCAACATGGGGATAAATCAAGTGGCAGGGGTGGTACATGGTCAAGAATATGTACTAAATGCCAAAGCCACAAAGCGTATCGGTGTTGGCAATCTTGAACGGCTAAACCGTGGTGATGGCATTGGCGGTCATGTCAATAATATTAATATCCATGTAACCGTAAACTCTGACGGTAGTAATGTCCAAGCCGATACCCAAATGGGCAAAACCATGGGCGAAGCCATGGTAAAAATCGCTCGGCAAGTCGTGATACAAGAGACCAAACAAAACGGACACCTTGACAGACTATACCGCAGATAAGCAAAAACCCAACTGGTGCAAACAGTTGGGTTTTTTATTACCCCTTTAAACAGCACTTAAAAGGATAATTTATGGGTGATTTTATCACATTTTTAACCTATATTGAAAGTGAGAAATTAAATTTGAGAGAAAAGACAATGAAAACTTTTAATTGGGACATATCGGCAGACAGCAGTGAGAGTATCAGCCATAATACAACCATAACCGCCTTTGGTGATGGCTATGAGCAGGCGGTAAGTTTTGGTATTAACAACAGCCGTAAATCATGGCAATGTAGCAAGACTGACACAAAGGCGGTGATTGATGAGATTTACCGCTTTTTAATTGACACAAAAGGCGTTGAGCCTTTTAACTTTAAGCCTTTAACCGATGAACCAAGTATCAAAGTCCGCCTAGATGGTGAGATATCACGCCAAAAGATGGGGGGCGATGCTTGGCAAATTGGGTTTACTTTAAAGCAGGTTTTTTAAACCAAACCGCCCATCATCTGATGAGCGGTTTTTTAACTCGGCGACATTAATGTCGGCGACATACCCACAGCCCTTGATGAATAAGGGCTTTTTAGGAGTAAAAAAATGAGTGAAACAACTCTAACTGAATTATCACGCACCGAGGCACAGGTATTACAGAGCTTTATCGGACAGGTGGACTTTTGGAAAAACCAACACGGCGATAAAGCCAGTACCATTGAGATTACCTATTATCCTGATGATGATGGCTTTGAGGTTAGTAACAATGAAGCTAATAACGGCGTGCTAAAACGCAATCGTACCACAGTGTTTCGTGCTGACCTGTTGGCATGGGCATCCAACCAGTTACGCCAACTACAA